GCCCCACCCGTAAACTAGGTGTACACTGTGGGGGTGGTACTGCTTCCACTCTCACCCACTCAGGAGTCAAACATGCCGAACGACGAGACCCACACCTACGACCCCGAGACCCCGGACCTCGAGTTCCTGGTCAACCACGTGAACGAGGACACGGACCAGATCTACCTCCTCGTGCTCGAGCCCCAGTCCCCCCAGCCGGACGCCGCGTTCAACACCGTCCACTGTGGCCGCTGCACGGTCCTCGAGGGCTACACCATGGCCCGGGACTCCCGGGTGGACTGGTTCTACGTCCAGCCCACGGAGTCCGACACGGACCAGGAGCTCCCCCCGTATGAGCTCACCATCGTCCTCAAGTTCAACGCACGCTGAGACAGGAGACAACATGCCCACTACACCCACCACCACCGTCCGGTCCCCCGGGGCCGCTGAGAACGGGGCGTTCGCCAAGCAGGAGCTGGCTCGTCTCGTGGAGGCAACAGTCCTCATTGCCAGCTGGACCGCCACCCGGGACCAGCTGGTCCGCTCACTCCACGCCCAGCGGGTGTCCCTCCGGGTCATCGCGGCGTCCGCTGGCATGTCACACGCTGGCGTCAAGAAGCTCCTCGAGCGCCTGGACCGCGAGGCCCAGTCATGAGCGGCACCGTGCGCCTCAAGCTCCCCGCCACGTTCATGCTGGACCACCTCTCCCGGTTCGAGGGGTCACCTGAGTTCGGCACCTACCGCGTGGTCAAGGGCTCCCCCACCTCACGGGTGGTCGAGGTGTACCTGACCGGCCCCCAGCTCCTCAACCTGGCCCAGGACGCCCAGCACTACGCGTCCCCCACGAGCGGGCTGGCCGGGGACCCGGACTACCGGTACCTGGTGGACTCCGCGAAGACCACCCTCCGTTCCCTCGAGCGTCAGGGGGTCACCCTGTGAACCGTTGCGAGTACCAGCTGGACCCGGGGGGCTGCGAGCTCCCCGGGGTGGTCACGGTCCGCGTGGACCCGGCCCTGTACCCCGGAGCGGGCGACGTCGTGGTCGGCACGTTCTGCGCCGCTCACGCCTCCCGCCTCCACCATCACACCGTCACCCAGGAGGTCCCCCGATGATCCAGCTACTCGAGCTCCTCGAGTCCGGTAAGCCCGGACGCTTCGACAACCGCAAGCTCCCCCAGCTCCTCCCCGCCCGTCACCCGTTCCACGTGAACTGCCCGTGCTTCGAGTGCGCCCACGTGTGGGAGGGCGGACGATGACCGGACACCGTTGCGACCTGAGACTCAACACCGCAGCCCCCGCCCCGTACCGGGTGGTATGCCCCACGTGCGGGACCGTGGGAGTCCCCCAGGAGTACCTAGGCGACGCGGAAGCCATCGCGGCACGCCACGAGGAGATCGGCGGGGGCGAGCTCCCCCGCTAGTCCCCTCCCCCCGGGGGAGACGGCGAGGGGCGCCCACTTCGCACCGTCACCCCCCCAGCCGCCCCGGAACCCCCGCCATAGGGTCCGGGGCGGCAACGCGAACGCACGGCTACCGTTCAACCCATGCCAGGCGGACGACCCCCGAAACTGGACGACCCCGTACGCCAACGCCGCGACGGCTCCACCATCAGCGCAGCCGACCACGTCCTCGAACGCATCCGCCTCGGCGCAGACCTAGACGACGCAGCCGCAGGCGCGAACATCACCCCGCAAACCCTGTGGAACTGGCGCAGGGCAGGAGGCAACGCCAGAGCCAAGCACTCCCAGCACCTCGAGCTCACCCCACAGGAGGAGCGGTACGCCCAGTTTCTTGATGACCTAGAACAGGCCGAAGCCGAAGCTGAGCTCGCACGCCTACAGATCGTCACCCAGGTAGCGATGGGCGGCTGGACCATCGAGCGGCGCCTGGTGAAGCACGCGCTGGTGAACGGGCTCATGGTCGAGGTGGAACGGGTGGAGTGGACCGAGACGGCCCCTCCCCGGTGGCAGCCTGCCGCGTGGTTCCTCGAGCGAAGGTTCCCGGAGAAGTACCGGCGCAGGTTCGAGATGGACGCGACGGCTTCCACCACCATGTCCAGGGAGGACCGCGCGCGGGGCATCGCGGACGCGTTCCGGGAGTACCTGGCCGGGGTGGACGCTGGCCGTGAGCTCGCCTCAGCTCCCCCGGAGTGACTCGAGTGGCCCAGGTGCGCCTCGACCCTGACACGGAGGAGCTCGTCCGGGAGTGGGCTGAGGAGCACGACGTGTCTCTGTCGGCGGCGGTGAACGGGATGCTCCGTGAGTGGGCGGACTCGACGTTCGTGGAGGCTCCCCCGCTGGTCCCCGCTCGAGCTCAGGTCGCGTCCGCGCGCGGCCTGCTCCCCGTCAACAGGCACCGCAGGCTCCGCTAATGGGGTGGGGTGAACCGCAGGGTGGTGATGGAGCCGCCAGGCTTGCGCCTGTGCCCCTGGACGCCGCTCCCCCTACACCTCACCCCCCGGGGCTGAGAACGTTCAGGGCGGGGGACTGGGAAGGTGCGGACCCACGGGTGGGGGACGTGCTCGTGGTCGGTGAGCTGTACCAGCTCACGTCCGTCACCCGGGGTCCGACCATCGGTCAGTTCACCCTCGAGGCGATACCCACCCTCGAGGTCCCCGCGCGTGCGGGGGTCCACAGATGGCGGGCCTGACGCTCCCCCCTCGACTCGAGTCAGGGACCGACGACCTGGCCCAGCTCCTCGTCGCTGCCCCACCCGACGCGCTGCAAGCCTTCTCCGCGCACCTCGCCCTCGCGGACGCCCAGGAGGTCGAGGCGACACTGGCCGAGCACTACGCCATCGGCTGGCGTTCGGATCCAGCGACGATGGCGAACCACCTCACCGGGGGGGAGTACAAACTGTGGCCGTACATCCGGCTGCTGTCACAGAAGTTCGTTGACGCGGTCGAGGGACGCTCGAAGCGGCAGATCTGGAACCTGCCCTCGAGGTTCGGGAAGTCGCTCCTCGTGGGAGGGTGGGGTCCCGTCTGGTGCCTGGACCGGTACCCCTCAGCGAAGATCATCATCTCCGCGTACGGCGATGACCTCGCGAACGAGGACGCCGTGTTCGTCCGGGACACGCTGCAGCTGTACCGCCAGGAGCTCCGCACGACGCTCCGCCTCGACCGGCGACGGATGGACCGGTTCGTGACCGAACAGGGCGGCGGGCTCATGGCCGCGGGCATCGACTCGGCTATCACCGGCTTCGGAGCTGGGTGGGGTGGCGGGGTGGTGGTGGACGACCCGTTCAAGAACTGGCAGGAGGCCCACTCGCAACGCCAGCGGGACCACGTCTTCAACCAGTACCGGTCCGTGCTCCGCACCCGGCTGGACGAGGGAGACGCGTGGATCATCGTCGTTCACACCCGCTGGCACGAGGACGACCTGACGGGACGCCTCGTGGCTGGCACGGAGGACGAGACGGGCGAGGAGTGGGAGGTCACGTCGATCCCCTCACTGGCGGAGGAGGGAGACGTGCTCGGACGAGCTCCCGGGGAGCCCATCGAACCTGAACGGTTCACGCTCGAGGACACCCTGCTCAAGCACAAGGGGCTCGGCTCGTACCTCGTGTCAGCGATGGAGCAGCAGCGGCCCGCACCGGAGGAAGGCAACGAGCTCCTCCGGTCCTGGTGGCGTATCGACCCTCAGCTCCCCCCCCGGTACGACGACCTCGTGACGAGCTGGGACATGAAGCTGAAAGAGAAAGAGTCCGGGGACTACACGGTCGGCCAGGTGTGGGGCCGGGTCGGCTCGCACTACTACCTGCTGGACGGCATCCGCGGCCAGTGGAACCAGGCCGAGACCCGGGTGGCTATGTGCCTCCTCGCGGTCCGCCACCCGAACGTGAAACGCCACGTCTACGAGAATGCTGGGTACGGCCCGGAGGTGGCCGAGCAGCTCAAGAAGAAGCAGCCGGGGTGGGAGCTCAGCGACGAGATCGCCAGCAAGCTGGGCGTCACGCTCGAGGAGCGCCCACAGGTGGAGCGCCTCATGCGGAGAGGGCTAGGCGGGATCGTCCCTCAGAACGTGAAGGGCTCCAAGACGGTCCGGATGCGCGCGTTCCTGGGGATCATCGAGGGCGGCGACGTAC